ATGTATGAGGGTAAGACGCAGGTAGAAAGTGAGATCATTGACTTAGAGAAAGTTATCAGGTACTCACAGATGCGTATCAATCAACTGAATGGAGAGGATAAGCTATGATACCTGTAGGTCAACTAAGATTGTTACTCACCAAGGCAGGGCTAGAGTATAAGATTACTCGTGTTGAGGGTAACGTAGCACACGTTAACATTATCGTAGCGGAGCAGCCAGATGTACACAGTTGAGTTCGAATCAGATGCCTCTGTTGTAGTAATCATGGACGAGACAGATAGCCACGAGGATGTTGAGGTTGTCCTAACAGATAACAATGAAGTCTACATCCGACAGTACGAGGAATCACTTGACAGTCATGAGTTAATCTGTCTATCCTACCAACAACTAATGGATCTTGTAGCATCTATAAACTCTTCGGAGGGTATGTTTAAGCTACAGTTTGTGAGGAGCTAATGCAAGCACAAGAGATAACACACCAGCCATGCCCTCACCAAGACTGTGAGAGTTCTAATGCCTTCGCTTACAACTCAGATAAGATGTTAGGTTACTGCCATAGTTGCGACAAGAGCTACCCTTCTAAGGGTATGTCTCTCAAGAGTTGGGCTAAGGATACATACCCATTGAAGGACACAGGTCACATGACACAGAGAGAGCCAGTAGAGGTTGAAGGTACAGGAGACTTCACAGAGTACCGGGGTGTACGTCGAGACACTATGGAATGGTACGGTGTTAAGACCTTCGGGATCAACCAAGTGTACACCTACCCTAGTGGCTCCCGTAAGATACGCAACATCAAGGACAAGGCCTTCAAGACAGACAAAGGGTTCAAGACTGACGAGCTATTCGGTATGGATAAGTTCAACTCAGGTTCATCTAGGTCTGTCGTAGTATGTGAGGGTGAGCTAGACACACTGTCTGCTTTCCAGATGCTAGACAAGAAGTACCCCTGCGTGTCTGTGCCCAGCGCAACACCTAACCAGAAGCTATGGCAAGGTAAAGCAAAGGAGTGGCTAGATAGCTTCGATAAGATCATCTTGTCTGTTGACAATGACACAGCAGGTAAGTCTCTTGCAGCTAAGATCGGTGCTTTGTTTCCTAGTAAGACCTACGAGATTATCCATGACAAGTTCAAGGATGCTAACGAGTTCTTACAGGGTAATGCTAAGGCAAGCTACCAAGCTGCGTTCTATAACTGCAAGCGGTACTCACCTGACAATATCCGCAACACAACGGAGCAGTTCCTTGAGTTGTTCGATAAGAAGGATGATGCAGTCTATGTATCGACAGGTATCGAATCGTTTGATGATGTAGCCTTAGGCCTCATGCAAGGACACTTCACTGTGTTCCAAGCACCTGAGGGTATCGGTAAGACAGAGTTCATGAGATACCTAGAGTACTACATTCTAACTGAGCACAAGCATCTTAAGATTGCTATCTGCCACCTAGAGGAGACAGAGAAACGTGGTGTCCTAGGCCTTGTGTCGTACCACCTCAACAAGAACCTCACTCGCCGTGACCTTATCGAAGAGCACGACATGGAGGAGGATGTGAAGAGGGCTATCACTGAGTTGACCGCAGAGGAGAGGTTGTATCAGTTCCAGATAGCAGTTGACGAAGACCCTATGGACATCCTAGAAAAGATCAGGTACTTTCGTGAGGCCTGTGGTGTGGACTATGTGTTCTTCGAACCCATCCAAGACCTAGCCTACTCTCGTAAGGGTGATGAATCAGTAGAGAAATGGTTGTCTGCTTTGTCAGTACAGCTGTCTCGCCTAGCCTCTGAGCTTAACGTAGGTATCGTTACCATTGCTCACGAGAATGATGACGGGCAGGTACGGGACTGCAGGACTATATCTAAACGTGCCTCTGTTGTAGTTAAACTACAGAGAGACAAGATGTCAGAGGATCGTGATGAAAGAAACACAACACAACTCTTGCTTATCAAGAACAGACCAGCAGGTAAGACAGGATTCGCAGGTAAGCTCAAGTTCGAAGAGACAACCTTCAAGCTCACAGAAGATAGGGGAAGATGGACTTGACCCCTTCGATGATGCAACACATTGGATAGGGAAGATGGAATGATAGTATTCGCAGACATAGAAACAGAAGGCCTAGACGCTAAGAAGATCTGGTGTATCTGCACTAAGGAGAAAGATACAGGTATCACTAATGAGTTCCTTAATGTACACATAGACATGGCTGAACGTGCAAGGTTTGTTGAGTACGCTAAGAAAGTTACCCGGTGGGTAGGCCATAACTTCATTAACTTCGATGGGCCTGTCATCAATAGGATCGTAGGACCAGTGATCGACATGACTAAGATCGTTGACACTCTTGTAGTGTCCATGTCTGTTGACTTCGGTATCGGATCACACAGCCTAGCCACATGGGGAGAGAAGCTAGGCTACCCTAAGGATAACTTCAAGGACTTCGAAGGTGGCCTCACAGAGGAGATGTTATCTTACTGCCATCGTGATGTAGAGGTGACTGAGCAGTTATTCAAACACTTCTCTTCTCAGATCAAAGACAAGGCTTGGTCACAAGCTATGCGTCTAGAGCATGACGTAGCAATAATCTGTCAAGAGATGCACGAAGGTGGCTTTGAATTCGACATCGACAGTGCAGAGGCTATGCACCTAGAGATAACTAAGAGACTACAAGAGCTAGAGGAACGTATACATCAGGCCTTCCCACCTAAGCTAGAGGTAGTAAAGGAGATCAAGTATCGAACCAAGGCTGACGGTGAGTTGTTCAAGAATGTAGCAGAGGCTATCAACACCTACCCTAAGACTGAGATAGTAGGTGACATGCTGTTGTGCTACGACTACATAACATTCAACCCCGGCTCAACTAAGCAACGTGTCGAGAGACTATGGGATGCAGGGTGGAACCCTATAGACAAGACGGTAGGTCACCGCATGGCTATCCGTGACGGTAAGCTAGATAAGCTAGACTACTACGAGAAGTATGGCTGGACAGTATCAGAGGAGAACCTTAAGACACTACCTCAGAGCGCCCCTGAGGGTGCTCATGCTCTCGCTGAGTGGCTCACCCTAGAAGGACGTAGAAGCACCCTCTCAGAGTGGCTACAGGCCTTCTCACATAGCAGTGACACCCGTATCCACGGTCAGTTCATGCACATAGGGTCATGGACAGGACGTATGGCACACAGACACCCTAACATGGGCAACATCCCTAGTGTGTTTCATGGTCAACCTAAGACAGCAGTAGAGAAGGTGAAGGCAGACTATGATGGTAGGTTCAGAGACCTATGGACTACACCTGAGGGCTGCTATCTTGTAGGTACGGATGCCTCAGGTATCCAGCTACGTATCCTTGCTGACATCATGGAGAGTAAGCAGTACATCAAGGCTATCATCGAAGGTAAGAGTGAAGATCAGACAGACATTCATAACCTTAACCGTAAGGCTCTAGGTCTTGATGGTATCACGAGGGACATGGCTAAGACTTTCATCTATGCCTTCCTGCTAGGGGCAGGTACAGCTAAGATTGCACAGATCCTAAAGACTAACATGGGTCAGGCAGGTAAGGCTGTAGCTAACTTCACTGAGAGTATCGAAGGCCTAGCTAAACTTAAGAAGAGAGTTATCCCTGAGATAGCAGGTCAGGGTTACTTCAAAGGTTACGATGGACGCAGGGTTGTAGTACCCAGCGAACACAAGACACTAGCGGGTATGTTGCAGAACGGGGAGACCCTCGTTATGAAGTACGCAACAAGACGCTGGATGGAAGAGGCAAGTAACCAAGGGCTACAGTTTAAAGTATGCACTTGGGTACATGACGAATGGCAAACAGAGATAAGAGGGAGTTTAGAAGATGCCGAAAGGTTAGCTAAGATACAGAGAGATGCTATTGAGTGGGCAGGATTACATCTAGGAATCATGTGTCCCCTCGCTGGTGAATCTTCCATAGGAAAATCTTGGAAAGATACACATTAACTGTTGACACCGACTACTGTACGTATTAATATATAAGTATGGCCCCTAACAATCAAAGGAAAACCAATGCCTAAAACAACATATAAAGAAGTAACAACAACTGGTCCTATCGAATGGGCACGCCTCTCAGAGGGTAACCGAGACCTCGAAGGGTACGGTGGTGCATACCAGAAGACAGAGGGTGCTTACACTGTTAACCAAGTCCTCGACAAAGAGAATATGTCTATGCTCAAAGACTCAGGTTCACAGAAGCAACCTAATCAGAAGCGTATCATGGAAGGCGAGATGGTAGTTAAGTTCGTCCGTCCTCACAAGGTTCTCAAGAAAGACGGTAGTGTACTTGAGCAAGCAGGTGGTGAGCCTAAGGTCACAGACAAAGATGGTAACCCTTGGACAGAAGACATGGGTACAATCGGTAACGGTACTGTAGCTGAGTGTACTAACCTCATTACTACATTCACTGGTAGTGACGGTAAACAGTACAGCCGTACTAGCCTTGTAGGTGTTAAGGTACTCGAACTTGTAGAGTACGTTAAAGAGAACGAAGCGGTGGGCTTCTAAATGAAAACCATTGACACGCTTGTTGCTGACATGCAAGAGGTTATCAAGGGTGAAGGTGGTTGGTCTGGGGTAGTTGGTTCTACCCTAGGCTCCAACATCTCACTAGCTGCTAACCAACGCTTCGGCAAACCCCAAGAGCCTAGGGCTTACCTCTCACTGTCCTCTATCGGGACACCATGCAAACGTAAACTGTGGTACAAGGTCAACAAGTCTGACTGCTCTATACCACTCAATGCTAGTACCTTGTTCAAGTTCTTCTACGGTGACATGATCGAAGAGCTAGCCTTAGCACTAGCTATAGCTGCAGGTCATGATGTCAAAGGACAACAGGATCGTCTTGATGTTCACGGTATCAAAGGTCATCGTGACTGTGTGATTAACGGTATGACTGTAGACGTTAAGTCTTGTAGTTCCTTCGCCTTCAAGAAGTTCAAGGAAGGTACACTACGAGATGATGATGCCTTCGGTTACATCAGTCAGCTTAGTTCCTATGTCTATGCAGGTAAGGATGATCCTCTTGTAACTAACAAGACACAAGGTGCTTTCCTTGCTATCGACAAACAGAACGGGCATATCTGCCTTGATGTGCATGACTTCACAGAGGACTTAAAGACCAAAGAGCATGAAATGCTAGAGGCTAAGGACTTAGTAGCAGGTGACCTCCCGTCTGAACGCTACGAACCAGTACCTCAGTCCAAGTCAAGTCCGAACACTAAGCTGCCTATGATGTGTAGCTACTGTGAGTTCAAGAAAGAGTGCTGGCCTGAGGCTCGTAAGTTTATCTACAGTTTCGGACCTCAGTACTTGGTTGATGTAGTGTACGAGCCTAAGGTTCCAGAGGTTCCTTTGGATGCGGAGTAAGTTACGCAAGAGAGCACTGCTTGCTGGCTATAGGTCAGGCCTAGAAGAGGATACAGCAACCTTCCTTAAAGAGAAGGGTATCCCTTTCGAGTATGAGAAACTAAAGATCAAGTGGGTAGATCCTAAGATAAAGACCTACACACCTGACTTTGTTCTTAGTAATGGTATTGTAGTTGAGACAAAGGGACGGTTCATTTCTTCGGACAGAGCTAAACACCTTGCAGTTAAGTCTCAACACCCTGAGTACGATATAAGGTTTGTCTTTACGAACAGTAAAGCAAAGCTGTACAAGGGTAGCAAGACAACCTATGGTATGTGGTGTAAGAAGCATGGCTTCCAGTACGCAGATAAAGTTATACCTGAGACATGGCTACGAGAAAGGAAAAGGAAATGACTATCACCTTACACAAGGTTCTTGAAGGTCCATTCGAACATCCAGAGTACACCATCGACAGTACAGGTGAACATCCTTATTGTGTAGTTTACTTAGCTGAGGTTGATGGTGAGCTAGAACATACAGAGATGCTGTACGATAATTTCGATGATGCCTATACTGAATCAAACAAGGTATCTTCAAACATTGAAGGGGTCACCATAGGCGGTGACTACGTTTATGATGCGTGACCCTTCTAATAAACATTAAGGTGAGCAGATGTTCGACTACAAAGGACAACTAGAGTTACTGATAACTAGCTACGGACTGCTTGGCGTTCTAGCTAGGGCAGATCTAGAAGAGGTAGAAGTCTTAGACATCCTAGTTAACAGGGGTGACATTGACCTAGAAGATTTCTTCTTTCAAGATATGCCAATAGAAATGATGGACAATGATAATTAAACAAGGACTACACAATGATTACACAAGAGGACATTGATGCCTTCAAGAT